CACCCTAGATGACGAAAAAGGCAACGAATAACGTCTTACAAGCGATACAGGATGACTTGAGAACCCAGATGAACGAGGTCTCAGATCACATGGCGATAGGCGGTTGCAAGGACATGGACGAGTATTCTCGTAATGTGGGCATCATCCAAGGGCTAGCCTTTGCAGAGAGGACGCTACTAGACCTAGATGAAAGGATAGAGCGCGAGTAATTCGTTACACAAGGTAACGCATGGTGACACCAGACACCTATCTCTGGTGCAGGAACGGACTATGACTGAAAAAGACACACAGGTTGCCAAGCAACTACCCGAACCCAAAGGCTACAAATTACTTATCGCTCTCCCAGAACCGGACGAAATGACGGAGGGAGGCATCCTCAAGGCAAGAGAAACCATGCAGACAGAAGAGATTGGTTCTGTTTGCGGGTTTGTAATGAAGATGGGCGCTGACGCTTATGGAGATCAGAAGCGGTTTCCAAGCGGCCCGTGGTGCGAGGAAGGTGATTGGGTGCTGATGCGCTCATACAGTGGAACGCGATTCAAGGTTCATGGTAAGGAATTTCGCCTTATCAATGACGATAGCGTTGAAGCAGTAGTTGAAGACCCAAGGGGGATTGTGAAGGTATGAGCGAAGAGCAGATGGAAGAGCAAACCATGTCCACTGAGGACAAGTTTTTCGGTGTCAAGACAACAATTGGCGGTGAAAAAACTGATGTTGATGTCGAAGTCGTAGATGACCGGCCCCCAGAGGATCGCCGTCCTCCTGCCAAAGAGGCCAAGGAGGAAGAAGGTGGCGACGAGGAGCTGGAGGGTTACTCAGACAAAGTCAAAAAGCGCATTAATAAACTACGCTATCAACAGCATGAGGAGCGTAGGCAACGCGAATCCGCTGAAAAGATGCGCGAAGAAGCTGTCAGAGTGGCTCAGAAGTATGCGGATGAGAACAAGAAGTATCATGCGATCATCCAAGAGGGCGAGCAGTATCTGGTTCATCAGATTCGAGAGCGAGCTAATTTGGCTCTGGAGCAAGCTAAAGGTCAATATCGCCAAGCATACGAAGAAGGAAATACGGATAAGGTTGTCGAAGCCCAAGAAGCTATGATGAGGGCGCAATCTGAGTTTCAGTCTGCGGATTACCAGATGAACCAGATGAATGCGGAGCGGCAAAGGCAGGTTCAACAGCCACAGCGTTTTCCAGAGCCGCAACCGCCAGTACAACAACCACAGCCACAGGTTCAAGCGCCACCACAGCCAACCGAAAAGGCGGCTAAGTGGGCGCAGGACAATCAGTGGTTCGGTCAGGAAAAAGACATGACTGCTCTGGCGTATGGTATCCATGAGCGGCTTGTCAGGGATGAGGGATATGATCCCAATTCCGACGAATACTTTGAGACTATAGATCGCACAATGCGCTCTAAGTTTCCAGAATACTTTGGTGGTGATGACTCGCAAGAGGTATCTGCCACTAGAAGTCCCCCCGTGGTCACAGCGCCTTCCTCACGGAATAACGGTGCGAAGCCACGCAAGGTGAAGCTGACTCGCACTCAGCTAAGCCTAGCCAAGAGGCTAGGGTTAACACCCGAACAATATGCCAACCAGCTTGTTAAGGAGGCTCAGTAATGGCAGAAGAGCGCATAAACAGGGACGCAGAGTCCAGAGAAGTTGAAACAAGAGCCAGCGATTCGTGGCTTCCGGCCTCCGTATTGCCGAACCCCGCTCCGCAAGACGGATGGGTGTTCAGGTGGGTACGCACCAGCACATTGGGCCACGCGGATAACACGAATGTCTCCCAGAAGTTTCGGGAGGGTTGGGTTCCTGTTAAAGCAGAAGATCATCCAGAGCTAGAGGTAATGTCTGATATCGACTCCCGTTTTGCGGGAAACATCGAAATTGGAGGACTTCTCCTATGCAAACAGCCAGAGGCTAATGCAGAGGCGAGGGAAGCCCATTATCAGCAGGTTGCCGATAGCCAGATGGAGTCTGTGGACAACAACTTCTTAAAGCAAAACGATCCCCGAATGCCCGTTCTGAATCCTGAGCGGTCTACTCGGACTACCTTTGGTCGAGGCTGACTCCGGTTTACCGGAGAGCTTTGGCCTTTAATCTAAGTTTGGAGACTTAAAATGGCTACAGCGGCTACTCCGATGGGTGCAGAACCCGTAGGCACTCTTAGTGCTTCTGGTTCTTTCACCGGAAAAGTGCGCCATATCAAGATTGCTAGTGGTTATGCCACGGATATCTTTTATGGCGATTTCGTCAAGCTGGTTGCGGCTGGTACTCTGGAAAAGGCGGCGGTTACTACGTCTGTCGTGGCAGGAACTGTCGGCATCTTTGTCGGCGTTTCCTACACTGATCCCGGTACTGGTCAGTTAACCTTTAACCAATACTTCCCTGCCTCAACAGCGGCAAGTGACATCATGGCTTATGTCGTGGATGATCCCAAGTTGTTGTTCCAGATGCAGGGAGACGAGGCAATTGCTCAGACAGGTCTGGGTAACAACGTCTCGGCTGTCAGCACTGCTGGCTCAACTGCTATCGGTAGGAGCAAGAATGCTCTTGACGGTGGCTCTATCGCAACCACCAACACGCTTCCGCTTCGTATTGTGGACTTCGTGGATGGGCCTAAGAGTACGGTAGGTGATGCTTTCACCGACTGTATTGTGACGTACCTTCCACTTAGCCATGCCTACGAAACCAAGCTCGGCGTTTAAGGAGACTTAGGAAATGGCTATTTCACGCGCACAAATGTTGAAAGAACTGCTCCCCGGCCTCAACGCCTTATTTGGGTTGGAGTATGAGCGGTATGACGACGAACACACGATGATTTACGAAACTGAATCATCTGAGCGTTCGTTTGAGGAAGAGGTAAAGCTGTCCGGCTTCGGTGCCGCACCAGTTAAAGCTGAAGGCGCGGCCATCAGCTATGACTCGGCGCAAGAGTCGTTCACTGCTAGGTATAATCATGAAACGATTGCTCTCGGCTTCAGTATCACAGAAGAAGCAATGGAGGACAATCTATATGACTCATTGTCTGCAAGATACACAAAAGCTCTTGCAAGGGCAATGGCGCATACCAAGCAAGTGAAGTCAGCGAATCCGTTGAATAACGGTTTCAACACCTTCCAATCTGGTGACGGCGTAACGCTGTTCAGCACATCTCACCCTCTGGTAAACGGTGGAACTAACTCCAACCGTCCCACCACTGCGGCTGATTTGAACGAAACCTCACTGGAAGATGCTGTGATTAATATCGCCGCATTTACCGATGAGCGTGGACTGCTGATCGCGGCACGACCTCGTCGTTTGATTGTTCCCCCCGCACTTCAGTTTGTAGCAACTCGTTTGCTTGAGACTGAAGGTCGAGTCGGAACTTCTGACAACGACATCAACGCCCTTCGCAACAACGGGTCAATCCCAGAAGGCTACTCTGTCAATCACTTCCTGACTGACGTTAATGCCTTCTTCTTGATTACCGATGTACCGAACGGCATGAAGCACTTCGACAGAACAGCGTTGGAGACATCAATGGATGGCGACTTTGATACGGGCAATGTCCGTTACAAAGCCCGTGAAAGATACAGCTTTGGCGTATCTGATCCACTCGGAATTTACGGCTCGCCCGGAACTTCCTAACAGCATGGGGGCTTCGGCCCCCTTTTTCCCTGACTAATTGTTCCATGTGGAACATTAGACTCTAGCCACGACAGGAGAATCACATGGCTACTTCTACTTTTAACGGTCCCGTTCGTTCTGAAAACGGGTTCCAAGACATCACCAAAAATTCCACGACAGGCGCTGTTACTAGCACTATGACGTTGCAGACCTATGAGGCCACGATCACCGTAGCCAATGGGGCAACGACAGGTAAAGAGACTGCGGTTGGAATTCCCGTCAACTTTATCCCTATGGGCGTTACCGTAGCGGTCACCACAGCTTCCACAAACGCTGTAAACCTCAACGACATTGGTACTGACGCAGACACCGATGGTTATGTCGATGGCATCTCTGCCGCGCTGAACACAACCGGATTCAAAGGATTCTTTGGTTGTAACGGCGTTTTAGGTATGTCTGGCTTTACCACTGGCGCAAGCGGTCTAGTTGGCGATGAAGTCGAGCTTGTAGTTTCTGGCGACCCCGGAAGCGACACAGTCATTGTGCTCAAGTTCTTCGGTATTTCTAGTACTTCAGACGCATCATAAACTGACGGGGGCATAGCCCCCTTATCTGGAGGACAAGATGGCTGATGTAGTCACAACCACGATTATTGAAGATGGTCCCCGCACAGCAGTCATGCACTTCACCAATATTAGTGATGGCACAGGTGAAGCTGGAGTGGCTAAGGTGGACGTATCTACGTTGAGTGCAGACCCTGCAAGCAAAGGAGCGTGTACCAGTGTCAACATTGAGTGCATTTGGTATACCACCAAGGGCATGGGGGTGCAGATTTTCTGCGATGCAAGTACCAATGTTCTTGCATGGGAGCTAATCGCTGACTATGGCGATACGCTGGACTTTTCTGAATTTGTAGGTCTACCCAACAATGCCGCCGCTGGTGGCAAGACAGGGGACATTCTTTTTACCACCACAGGCGCGAGTGACACTGACACGTACTCTGTCGTTCTGAAACTGAAGAAGAATTACGGCTGATGAGAGAGTATTACAAGAAAGGCGGAAAGGCTAAGAAGAAGTCTAAGTCTCGCGTCAACGAGGCTGGAAACTACACTAAGCCCGGACTGCGTAAGCGTATATTCAATCGAATAAAGGCTGGCGGTAAGGGTGGAAAGCCGGGACAGTGGTCTGCTAGAAAAGCGCAAATGACCGCCGCCGCGTACAAAAAAGCTGGGGGAGGATATAAAGACTGATGGCCCTCAAGAAGTCGCAAAAGTCCCTCAAGAACTGGACTAAGCAAAAGTGGCGCACCAAGTCTGGCAAGCCCAGTACCCAAGGCAAGAAAGCCACGGGTGAGCGTTACCTTCCTGAGAAAGCCATCAAGTCTCTTTCCGACAAAGAGTATGCCGCTACCACGCGGAAAAAACGCGCAGATACCAAGAAAGGCAAGCAACATTCAAAGCAACCCAAGAAGGTTGCCAAGAAAACGTCGAGGCATCGAAAGTAATGCGCCTGTATTACAAGTCGGGCGGCAAGGTCAACAAAAAGTCCATGTCGTGCAACAAGCCAAAGCGAACGCCTAGCCACCCCAAGAAGAAGTTTATGGTCAAGGCGTGTGAGGATGGGAAAGAAAAAATCATCCGCTATGGCGACAAGAACATGAAGATCAAGAAGAGCCAGCCGAAAAGACGTAAGTCTTTCCGTGCCAGACATAAGTGCGACTCCAAGCCGCCAAGCAAGATGTCTGCTCGTTATTGGTCTTGTAAGAATTGGTGATGATATGCCTATAAGCAGAGCGCAGATGGGTAAGCAGATCAAGAACGCCCCCAAGTCAAAAAAGACCAAGGCGGCTAAATGCAGGAACGGCTTGGCCCGTAAAGGCAGAACGAGAGGAAGGAAGGTCTGATGGCGACTAGC